CTATTTGATAACTCCCTCCCTCCACTGGATGAGATTGATATTAGGTGGCGCCGTAAGGCTCATGCCTGGTATGATTATGACCAGGCTAAACCGGGCTATGGGACTTCAAGACTACTCATGAACAAGCGTTACAAATCCAAACAATTTTTTGTTGAAGTGTTGGCACATGAAATGGTGCACCACTATCAATACATATACAACGAAGATATTGGTCACGGATCTTCGTTCTTTAAATGGCGTGGCAAGTTTAACAAAAAAGGATTGAACCTCGTAAGGGCTTATTAGCATGAAATACAAAAAGAATCACTACGGTACTCATGAAGATTATGACGATGAAGAATATGCGGATCTAAGAAAGGGGCAAAAGAGGCGCCCGATCCGAAATTGGACAAAAGCTTTCGTTGAACACTTGGACGAGGCCGACGAGATAGACGATTTTTACGGTAACAAAAACAGTCACAGATAACGCAGCGTAAACTGGTATGCAGCCAAAGCATACCAGTTATGCGTTTATAACCATTGAAGTTTTCGAGTCGAATCCCCATCTATAGTGTATCGCAATAACGGAGACTACCACATGGCTATCGCTTGGACTGAACAGCACAAGGGTTTTTATGACTCCCAGTCAAATTGGGAAGGTTCTGTACTTAAGGTTGTACACGACCAGAGCTACCGGATCATGTCGGATGTATGGGGTTCAGCCGATTGGGCCACAGTCTGGGATGAGGCCACCGCGTCTCCTAAGCAGATCCTAGTCAATGTATACGACATGAACGGCCCCGACTGGAAGCCCACCCAGATCACGGTGGATGCCACTGACGAAATCCGCGAAAAATACAAGCATTGGTTGATCAACGTCCAGTATGAACGGTTGCTGGAAATGGAACAGGCTCGCGTCCATCAGATTGAGAAGGGTGCTATCGCAAAGGTTGTGAAGGGCAAAAACGGCAAAGGCACTGTCGGGCCGGTTGTAGTTGTGATGGATGCAACCTACGGTATGGGTTATCGCTCTTCCGTTGAAAAGAAGCTGGCTATCGCCACCTCTGACGTTAAGGTAAAGAAGGCCTTACGCTCTGGTAAGGTTGCTGAGGTCTACCAGGATGTAGTCTGGGTTTGGGCTCGCAATGTGGTCCGGGAAGATATCGCCGAAATCAACCAGCACATGCTCTGGCTTGAAGCGGAGGCGCGGGTGGTACGATCCATCGCTGCCTAAGCCAGCCGCTCCAGCCGCTTCCTACCGCGTCTGGAATCAGACCCAATGATATCAAGCACTTAGCCGAAAACCCCATCCCAATGAAATCAATGACTTAGCCATGCGGTGGATGCATACCTACCATGCAAAAAAACATGAATTCCGCTCTTGAAAATCCGACTTGCCATCCCCATCTATAGTATATGACAATGAGAGAGAAATCCATGAAGACCTACCGCCCGATCAAGACTGCCCGCGAAAAAGCAAAGTTTCACGCTACGGTTGTAAATCATCCGAATGCCAATATTCGATTAGCCGCCAACTATATCGCCGAAGCCTTTCAAGCTGCCCGCAAGGGAGATGTTTCCGATTTTATGACTTTCATTTCCCTCGCACAAAAGTTTGCTGAGGATGTTGATTTCTGCAACCCCGAAAGGAACCTTCGCTAATGGCCAAGTTTCGCAAGACCATTCCCGTTGACGCTTTGCTTGATTATGCCAACGGTTATCTCGCGGCCGATTATCAGGGCGGCGATGATCCCGCTTCGGTCGCTCGGCGCACAGGCATGATTGATCTGCTTGAAGCAACTTTGCTCTCGACTGGCCGATATTGCGGATACTCTTATCTTGATGATAAGGTGATCACCAAGTCCAAGCCCGGTATTCGCTGGGTTGAGGGGCAGGCACCGAAGCACACCTTCCATGAAACTGATCCCACTCGACGGAGATATGCTTAATGGCTGACAAGGTGCGCGTGTTCGATTACCTAAACGCCCTGCGTGATTCCGGGATCACCAACATGTTTGGTGCTGTTCCGTATGTTCGTCGGGTGTTCGGTGTGTCTCAGGCCGAGGGTGTCAATCTCTTGGTCGAATGGATGGAATCTTACAAGGAGAAGAGATAATGGCACGAATGAAGGACTTCATCATGGATATCCAAGAACTGGTCTGGACGGCTGTTGAACGTGGAATGCGCGACGAGGCTACCATCTATGCCTATGTCTACATGTACGAACCCCGCGCTATTCGTTCCGATGTTCGTGCTGTTCTGGAAGAAATCCACCGCGAAACGCCTGAAGACTTCATTTGGGCTTGACAGGTCTGGATATACCTGCTATTATATCCAAGTTAACTCAATAAACACAGGAAAACACACACATGACTAAGATTGCTGCCCATGATCGCGCCCTCGCTTTTCTTAAAGAGAAGGGTTCGGCCACTCCCGCCCAGATTGAAAAGCATGTAGGCCAAGGTGCCTATGCTTCCAAGTATGTCTGCTATCTCAAGCTCCGCGGCTATGAGATTGAGACTGTCAAGACTGGTCGTACCGTGACCGAGTACAAGTTTATCTCCGACGGTGACTCGGCTACCCGTGACTACCAGTGGGTGCCGCCGGCTCAGCGTGGCGCTGCTGCCACTCCGAAGCAGAAGAAGGTCAAGGTCGCTAAGGCGCCGAAGGCGTCTAAGCCCGTCAAGGTCCGCCAGTCCAAGCAGACACCGAGCGCACCTGTCAAGAAGGCGGCCCGTAATGCTCTAAAGGATCACGCCGACGCCATGGCCGACCGTTTGCTGGCTGAAATCGGCATGAAGAACGGTGGCGAGTACGCTGGTGGTACCTACTCTGTTGATCCCGACTGGGATTCCATGGACGGTATCGATGTGGCCAACTTCCTAAAGTGAGACTAAATATCTCTATAACAAACGGAGAAAAGAAATGCTAAGACGCTGCCTTTTAGCAGGGCTAACAGTCCTGCCTTTTTTTGCTGCTGTAGCCACCGCTGCTACTCAACGCAATAACGCAACATGGAAGGTGCCTGCGGGCGTCAAGAAGATCCGTGTTCGTTCATGGAATCCAGACGGTAGTATCGATTTGGATCGTACACTGAATGTTTCACCTAATCAAGTTTTTCGTATTGACGCAATCGAGGATTAAGCTATGAATGAACTAGATTTGCTTATTGGCAAGGTAACATCGCGCGCCTTCGCTATAGGTTTTGGACTTGGTGTTTTGTTTGTACTCTTTGCCGCGATGATAGGTTTTGGACTGCTAAGTCTTATTAATTGAGGATTAAAATATGCAATGGGTATTGATTGTTTTCGTACATGTTGGTATGTGGGGTAATACAGACTCAGTATCATTGACCAATGTGCCAATGGCTTCTCAGGAAGTTTGTGAAGCCGCTGGATCTAAACTTGGCGCTCTTGTGAGCGGTACCAAAAAGGAAATAGCCTACGTTTGTGTGAAGAACCAATAATTATGTAAAGGATTTTATTATGAAAAATAAATCATTAATTGTTGCCAGTTTGTTAACTGCTGTGACAGGTGCTGTTATGCTTGGCGCTACGTCTGCCGTAGCGGCTGAGCAGGAATCTATTGAAGATTACTGTGATTACCCTCTTGCGAATCCGCGTTTGCCAGAAGACCCTTGTCTTCACGAAGATCGTGGTGGCAGCTATACATCGTGAACATTTTCGCAATCGATAAAGATCCAATCCAGTCTGCGATGTGGATGGTGGACAAGCATGTGGTCAAGATGATCCTCGAGACCGCACAGCTTTTGTCCACCGCTCATCGCGTTCTTGATGGCGAACAATATATTGACAAGACCAAGACTGGTCGTAATGTCAAGCGTTGGCGTTTGCCTGATGACCGAGAGCAGAACCTGTATTCGGCCACACATATCAATCACCCGTCCGCTGTATGGGCCCGCGCGACTAATAACAACTATAACTGGCTCTATTGCCACTTTCATGCTCTTTGTAAAGAGTATACCCATCGCTATGGTAAGATCCATAAGTGTCAAAATATGTATCACTGGCTTTGTACTCCGCCGTACAATATTCCTGTTGGTTATCTAACACCTGTAACGCCAGCAATGCCCGACGAATACAAAGTGCCATTTGATACTGTGGCATCTTATCGCAACTATTATCGTGAAGCAAAGAAAGACTTACACAAGTGGACAAAGCGTGAAACACCGGAGTGGATCAATGGATCGTGAAGATATTGTAAATACTGTAAGTGAAATTGCGAAGGTCTGGGATCGTCGCGCAATGGAAAACGAACTTACTCAGGCTTCTGTAAAGATAATGGCACAGCATGTCGAAATCCAACAACTGCGGGAGGCGCTTCAAGGTTTGGTAGGCGCGATAGCCGATCCTACTTCGCAGCGGTCGATACCTGATGCACTTAAAGAAGCCCGTGCCGCACTCGCACAGAACGCATGATGTTTGCTAAATACAGACAAGATGACAGAACAACCAAGTAACATAAAAACAAGTTCAAGAACTAAAAATCTTGTCACAGGCATTCTAATCAGCGGATGGATTCTATCTGTCCTGCTGATACTTTCTATTGTATCTGCTTCCGTATATCTCCAAACAGTATATCCCAATACACCATTACCCGATACACTACGAGAGTGGTCGGGTATCTCTATTGGATTCTTGTTTGGTAACTTTTTCACTATCATAAAAGAATATGTGACTGCTAATAACGATTTTTAGAATGAAGGGATTATAAATAGTATTATGATTTACAGTTTCGAAGACAAAGAGACGGGCGAAGAGTTTGAGTATGATTTGACATATGAACAACTCCAAGAGTTTTTAGTGGATTTTCCAAATCTCGTTCAAACATTTCGCATCAACATTGCTGATCCTGTCGGCATGGGCATCACAAGACCTCCATCAGATTTCCAGAAGTATGTTTTAGGTCGCATCAAGGAAGCAACTCCGGGTGCTAAAAAGGATGTATTAGAAAAAAGATGGCACATACCAAAAGAAGTATGAAGTCAAAAAGAAAGTCGCAAGTTTCAAAGGGGAATGGTCACGCAGGTGATTCGTTCCCCTTTGCTTTTAAAGGAGACAACATGTCTAGAAAACCTAAGAACAAGAAACCACAACCAGAAGCACAACAGAAGCAGGCTGCTCATTTTGAGTTAAGAACAATTAAGCCTCTCACAGCAAATCAGGAGAAAGCATTCAGTTCATATCGACAAGGCTATCATCTAATGCTACACGGTTTTGCTGGAACAGGAAAAACATTCTGTGCTTTGTATCTTGCTCTAAATGAAATCTTGACAGGCAACTCAATTTATAATAAAATAATCATTGTTCGCTCGGTTGTACCTTCCAGAGACATGGGATTTCTCCCTGGTACAATGAAAGAAAAGGCCGCTGTCTATGAAGAACCTTATCGTGAGATTTGCGATAGTTTGTTCGGAAGAGGTGACGGCTACGATATACTCAAGATGAAGGGAATTGTCCAGTTTACAACAACTTCATTCTTGCGCGGTATCACATTCAACAAAGCGATTGTAATATTGGACGAAAGCCAGAACTTGACTTTCCAAGAAGCAGACACGGTAATGACACGTATGGGTGATGAATCTCGAATTGTTGTTTGTGGTGACTTTAGACAGACAGACTTGTTGAAGAGACACGAACAAGAAGGCATCACACAGTTGATGTCCATCACAAAGCGTATCAATACATTTGAGCATGTAGAATTTATGAAGGAAGATATCGTTCGCTCTGGTCTGGTGAAGTCATATATAATACAGAAAGATGCTATGGGGTTATAAATGAAAAGCTTTAAAGATTATCTCAGCGAAAACACTCTTGCTGATGTTCATTCCCATGCTGAAGAAAAAGGTGTGCATTTAGACATTGACAAACATTATGGCAAAAATGCTTATAACTTGTCTTGGATAGATAACAATGGAATCAAGGGGGCTGGTCGTACAGTTATGAATAAACTACATGATCATGCAGACAAAAATAAAAAAGAGATACATCTTGTAGCCCATGAATCTCATCCAAAGTTGATATCTTATTATAAATCGATGGGATACAAATCTCGCGGCGAAACTGATGATGGTATACATATGGTAAGAAAGCCTAAGAAGTGAAGAAGTTTAATTTTGTCGAAGGAATGCCCGAGCTTAAACAGCTTGAGGTGGATGAAAGCACTGGGGAGAGGTTTTATATCTCTCCCAACGGTGTCAAACTTCCATCTGTCACAACTGTCCTCGGGCATTTCAAAAAGAAGGCTATGATTGAGTGGCGCAATCGCGTTGGTCATGAGGAAGCTGATAGAGTTTCTACACGCGCGTCCCTGCGCGGAACTAAGTTCCACAATATGATGGAAAGTTACATTCGTGGTGAAGAAGGATTCTTGGACGGTGTAATGCCAGACATGAGACAATCATTCAACGATATGAAAGAAACACTTGACTTGATCGACAATATACGCTATATTGAGAGTCCTCTATACAGTGAGAAGCTTGGCGTTGCTGGAAGAACAGATGTTATCGCTGAGTTTGGAAAGACACTCTCAATCATCGACTTCAAAACTTCCAGAAAAGAAAAGAAGGAAGAGTGGATAGAAAATTACTTTGAGCAATGTACTGCGTATGCTCTAATGTATGAAGAACTTGTGGGTGAACCTATAGATCAAATTGTTATTCTTGT